GGGTATTAAATATCCACGTAATGAACACATAGGAGCTTTTGGTTGCGATAGTTATGATATAAGTGGTACAGTAGATGGTAAGGGTTCTAAAGGATCTTTACATGGATTAACTAAGTTTTCAATGGAAGATGCTCCTCCTAATAATTTTTTCTTAGAATATATAGCTAGACCACAAACTGCAGATATATTCTTTGAAGATGTTTTAATGGCATTAGTATTTTATGGAATGCCAATACTTGCAGAGAATAATAAACCTAGATTATTATACTATTTAAGAAGAAGAGGATATAGAGGTTTTAGTATGAATAGGCCAGATAAGTTGTGGAACAAACTATCTGTTGCAGAAAAAGAAATAGGTGGAATACCAAATTCAAGCGAAGACATAAAACAAGCTCATGCAGCCGCAATAGAAATGTATATTCAAGGACATGTTGGGCAAATGCAAGTTGGTAATTATGGTTCTATGTATTTCAACCGAACGCTAAACGATTGGGCTAGGTTTGATATAACCAAAAGAACAAAATATGATGCTACTATAAGTAGCGGTTTAGCAATAATGGCTTGTAATAGACATTTATATAGACCTAATCCAAAAGTAGAAAAATCTAAATTAAACATAAACATAGCGAAGTACAAAAACACTGGTTCTATGTCTAAAATAATTAAACAATAAATATGGCAGATTCTGTTTTAAACACATATTTCCCTAGTCAAGTTGTTAGTGATGCTGAGAAAATAAGTTATGATTATGGGTTAAAAGTAGCTAAGGCTATAGAGTCAGAGTGGTTCAATAATGATAGAAGTATAAATAGATACAAATCAAACCAAAACGATTTCCACCAACTAAGATTATATGCTAGAGGTGAGCAGTCAATACAAAAATATAAGGATGAGTTATCAATTAATGGTGATTTATCCTATCTTAATTTAGATTGGAAACCAGTTCCAATTATTCCAAAATTTGTTGATATAGTTGTTAATGGTATGTCTGAAAGAATGTATGATATAAAAGCTTTCTCTCAAGACCCATATGGAGTATCTAAAAGAACAGCGTATATGGATTCGGTTTTAAGAGACATGGATAATAGAGATTTCAATGATTACGTCGCAGAGGCTTTTCAAATAGATCTTTATCAAAACGATCCTACCAAATTACCTGAAAGCGAGGAGGAATTAGAACTACATATGCAGTTAACATATAAACAAGGTGTAGAATTAGCTGAAGAGCAAGCTATAAATGTCTTGATGCAGGGTAATAATTATGATCTTATTCAAAAGAGGTTTTACTACGATCTTACCGTTTTAGGTATTGGTGCTGTAAAAACCTCTTTTAATACTTCAGAGGGCGTCACAATTGATTATGTTGATCCAGCTGATTTAGTTTATTCTTATACTGAATCTCCTTATTTTGATGATATATATTATGTAGGTGAAGTAAAAAGTATACCTATAAATGAATTAGCTAAGCAATTCCCCCATTTAACACAAAGCGATTTAGAAGAAATATCCAATAACGCATCGCACCGTCAAAGTAATTACAATACTGGTAATACACAATATAGAGAGTTAGATAAAAATAAAATACAAGTACTTTATTTTAATTATAAAACCTATATGAACGAGGTTTATAAGGTAAAAGAAACCGTAGCTGGAGCAGAAAGACTTATAGAAAAAGACGATAGTTTTAATCCACCACAAGAAAAAGAAGGTAAATATTCAAGATTATTAAGACAAATAGAGTGTTTATATGAAGGTGCTATAGTTTTAGGTACAAATAAATTACTTAAATGGGAGATGGCTAAGAATATGATGCGTCCTAAAAGTGATTATACTAAAGTTAAAATGAATTATTCTATAGTAGCTCCTAGAATGTATAAAGGTAAAATAGAATCATTAGTCCGTAGAATAACAGGGTTTGCAGATATGATTCAATTAACCCATTTAAAAATTCAACAAGTACTATCAAGAATGGTTCCAGATGGTGTGTTTTTAGACGCTGATGGATTAGCTGAGGTTGATTTAGGTAATGGTACTAATTACAATCCACAAGAAGCCTTGAATATGTTTTTCCAAACTGGTAGTGTTGTAGGTAGATCTTATACGCAAGAAGGTGATATGAACGCTGGTAAAGTACCTATTACAGAAATAACAACTGGACACGGTGGTCACAAAATGCAATCATTAATAACTAATTATAATTATTATCTTCAAATGATAAGGGATGTGACTGGGTTAAATGAGGCTAGAGATGGTACATTGCCTGATAAAAATACTTTAGTAGGTATACAAAAATTAGCCGCGGCAAACTCTAACGTGGCAACAAGACATGTTTTACAGTCTGGTTTATTTTTAACGGCTGAAGTTGCTGAATGTTTATCACTTAGAATATCTGATATATTAGAATATTCTCCAACCGCAGACGCTTTTATACAAAGTATAGGGGCTCATAATGCCGGTATGTTAGAAGAAATATCTGATTTACACTTATATGATTTTGGTATATTTATAGAATTAATGCCAGATGAAGAAGAAAAACAAATGTTAGAAAACAATATACAAATGGCTCTACAACAAAACAGTGTAGATTTAGAAGATGCTATTGATGTTAGAGAAATAAAAAGTATTAAACTAGCTAATCAAGTATTAAAATTACGTAGAAAAAAGAAAATGCAAGCTGATCAAGCCGCATCTGAAAGAAATATACAAGCTCAAGCCGAGGCTAACATGAGAACACAACAAGAAGCTGCTCAATTAGAAGTACAAAAAGAGTCTGCCAAAGCGCAAGCAGAAGCGCAATTAGAACAAATAAAAGCGGATTTAGATATTGTAAAATTAAGAAAAGAAGCTGAAATTAAAAAATTATTAATGGAGCAGGAGTTCATGTATAACATGCGGTTGAAAGGAGTAGAGGTTGATGGTGTTAAAGATAGAGAAGCTGAAAAAGAAAATAGAAAAGATCAAAGAACTAGGATTCAAGCAACTCAACAAAGTGAGATGATTGATCAAAGAAATAATCAAAAACCACCTAAAAATTTTGAATCTATGGGTAACGATACGTTAACTGGTGATTTTGATTTAGGAGCGTTTGATCCTAGATAAATTTATTAATTATTATTATATTATATTATGGCAAAAAAAGCAAAACAAGAGGTAACCGAACAGGTTTCCGAACAACCAAAATTAGACGATAAAGTCGGAAAATTAAAAGTAAAAGAAAAACCAACTATGAAAAAACTTAGTCAAGATCCTGACGAAGTTATCAAAGTTGATTTAAGTAAACCACCAAAAACAGAAACAGATGCCGTTCAAGAGCGAGAAACAGAGAAAGTGGATGTGGGCGAACAAACCGGAGATGGCGAGAAGATGGGAGAAGGAGGAACAAAGCCCAGTTCAGAAGAGGTTAAATCAGTCGAAAACGAATCTAAGACTGAGAACACACCTATTATCGAAGAGATAACAGATAGTGAAGACATTGTAGAAGAAAAAGTCGAAGAAGTAACTGAACAAATTGAAGAAGCTATAACAGAATCTATAGAAAAAGGAACTGAACTTCCTGAAAATCTCCAAAAACTTATGGATTTTATGGAAGAAACAGGTGGTGATATTACTGATTACGTAGCGCTAAATCAAGATTTTAGCAAAGTAGATGATATTACTTTACTTAGAGAATATTATAAAAATACAAAACAACACTTGTCTTCTAGCGAAATAGATTTTATAATGGAAGATCAATTTTCATACGACGAAGAAGAAGACGATGAAAGAGATATAAAAAGAAAACAATTAGCGTTTAAAGAGCAAGTTGCCAGCGCTAGAGCTCAACTGGAAGAGCAAAAATCCAGATACTATAAAGAAATTAAAGCAGGTGTTAAGTTAACATCAGAACAACAAAAGGCTATTAATTTCTTCAATAGATATAACAAGGAAACAGAAGAAAGCGAAAAACTAACTAAAGAAGCACAATCTGTTTTCACTAATAAAACTAATCAAGTCTTTAATAATAAGTTTAAAGGATTTGAATATAATATTGGTGATAAAAAATTCAGATATAACGTTAAAGATGCAAATGAAGTAAAAGAAACTCAGAGTGATGTTAATAATTTTATCAAAAAGTTTTTGAATAAAAAGAATCAACTAGAAAACGCTTCAGGTTATCATAAATCTTTATTTACAGCAATGAACGCGGATGCTATAGCTAATCACTTCTACGAGCAAGGAAAAGCAGATGCTATGAAAGATAGTGTTGCTAAATCTAAAAATATCGATATGAGTCCAAGACAGGCTCATAAAGAAGTAGAACATAGTGGTTTAAAGTTTAAAGTGTTAGGTGATGATTCTTCTGATTTTAAGTTTAAAATTAAAAACAAATAAATAACTTTAAAACAAATTAAAAATGGCAATTACAAGTGCAACGGCTGCGAATTTAACACCTTCACCGGTGAAAAGAGCGTTAGCTGGCAATTACATGGACTTCGCTGGAGGTACTAATGGATGGGCAGATCAATATCTACCAGACGTTATGGCTAAAGAGGCAGAAGCTTATGGAAATAGAACGATGGCAGGATTCTTAAGACAAGTTGGTGCTGAAGAAGCAATGACATCAGACCAAGTTATTTGGTCAGAACAAGGTAGATTACACCTTGCTTATAAAGGTTACGTATCAAATGCTACTGCTGTAGCAACTGATTACGGTGGAGGCGCGACAGCTAACATGGGTGGTCAGATTCAAATTGAAGCAGATATCGATGGTAGAGAAATAACAACAACTCATGGTATTAGAAAAAATGATTTATTATTAATCGCTGATTCTAATAGTACTGCTGTAGTTATTGTAACCGAAGACGCTTCAGTTACAGCAACAGATACTATTGATGTGGCTCTTTATGATTCAGGTGGTGGCGCGTTAACTTTAACAGCTGCAGGTTTTTCTGCTGGATCTGATGGAGACGAAACTCTAACTATATTAGTTATTGGTTCTGAATACAAAAAAGGAGACGATGGTAGAACTGGACAAAACGAACCAGATCACAAAACTTACTCTAATAAACCAATTATCTTAAAAGATAAATATTCAGTATCAGGTTCTGATACCGCTCAAATTGGTTGGGTAGAAGTTTCTTCTGAAGATGGTACTGGAGGTTACCTTTGGTATGTTAAAGCTGAAGCTGAAACTAGAATGAGGTTTAATGACTATTTAGAAATGTCTATGTTAGAAACAGTTCCAATGGATGCTTCTGATGGTGGTGCTGACCACTTTTTAGGACAAGCTGCGGCTACTGCAACTGATAATATTCACGGTCACCAAGGGTTATTTAACGCTATTGAAACTAGAGGTAATCAAACTTCTGGTGTTACAGGTGTTAATGCTGCTACTGATTTAGCTGAGTTTGATGCTATTTTAGCAGAACTTGACAAAAATGGTGGTATTGAAGAAAACATGATGTTTGTAAATAGATCGACTGCTTTAGCTATCGACGATATGTTAGCTTCAATGAATTCTTATGGAGCTGGTGGTACTTCTTACGGAGTATTCTCTAATTCTGAAGATATGGCGCTTAACCTAGGATTTAATGGTTTCCGTAGAGGTTCTTACGATTTCTATAAATCTGACTGGAAATATTTAAACCAGATGGATGGTAGAGGTGGTATCAACGCTATGAATACTGTTGGAGCAATTCGTGGAGTTATGGTACCAGCTGGTACTCAGTCAGTATATGACCAAATGTTAGGTAGAAACTTAACCTC